GGCAGGGTTAAAGGCTAGTAAAATGCTAACAGGTGGCCAAGCAAAAATTGCAGCCAAAGCTCCACCACCAAATAAAATTGATGAAAAAGATTTCGCTGTGCTAAGAGCAGAAAAAGCAAAAGGCAGAGGCATGGGTCTTCAAGATGAATCTATAAAACCAGGTAAAGTTATGAAAGCTAAAAGAGGATCTGGTATAAATTTACCTCAAGAAGGTTCTAGAATAGTTTTTAACACATACTCAAAACCATTTAAAGGGCCTCAGGATAGAGGCAGAGTTTCAGCAATCGTTGGTGTAAAACCAGGGGCTAAGATTAAAGGTCAAAGAAAAAGAAAAGCAAAAGGTTTCAAACCAGGTGAGTCTTCCTCAGAATTTATGAAAAGAAGAAAAGAATTAGCAGGTGCTACTAAAGCATTAAAAGCAACTAGACTTGGTAAAATAGTTTTACCTATCGCTGCTGCGGGAGTCGCTGCACAACAATATTTAAAATCTAAAATGAAAAAGAAAAAAGAATTAGAAGGTGATATTAAAGGTTCGACAGCACCATACAAAGTTAAGAAAAAAATGGGTGGTGGCATGATGCAAAAACCTATGGGATATTCTAAAGGCGTTAGTGTCAAAGCAAGAGGTTGCAAACTAGGTAGAACAAGACCTACTGGTTGCAAACTAGGTAGAACAAGACCTACTAAAATTACATAGGAGGGACAATGTCCCTAAAGGCATTACTAAGAGCTGGTAAGGAATTACTAAGGGCGAAGAAGCCTTCAGCAACACCGGCCACCGGACAACAACAAAATCAAATAACTTACACACCTAAACCTTCTCAGGCACAGGCTAAAGAATTAGTTACACAAGAATTAAAAAACCCACCAGTAGTTTTAAAAAAAACAAAACCCCTACAGATGGGTGATGACATGGCACCCGCTTTTGGTTCATCAACATATGACTGGGCTATGAGAATGGGGAGATCTAAGTACACTGCAGATGAGTGGCTAGATCATTTAACATCTACTAGAAAAGTAAACTTTAAAATATTTGGCAAACCTGCAACTAAAACTGTTAGAGAACAGAAAAGATTTAAATATGATTCAGGTCCGTTTGCCGGTAAAGAAGTTAATGTATCCAAAGAAGAATTATTCGATTCCAATTTAGCAGTATTCAATGAAGCAGGAGACCTAACAGGTGGCCTGTTATATGCAGCAAAGAAATTTGGTCTAAAGCTTGATGCTAATGAAGTAGGGGCAATGATCAAGCTAAACCCTGTTAATAGATTAAGACCAATTGAACTTGGTGCTAATAAAGGTGCTCAAGAAGCGTTTGATGTGTCTGCTAAGAATGCAAGAAATACGGTAAGAGATTTACAAGTTAAATACAAAGAATATGATGGCTTAAAGTATGATTTAGATAATTTACAATATAATTTAAAAGCAGATGGTGGTGCTCTAAGTAAGTCAGCATTAAGAGAAATTAATGATACCTTAAAAGATGCCACAAAAAATACAAGTCTTGCAATAGAGGATAAAAAATTATTGAACAAAGTTATTGGTGATATCAATAACAAGGCAGGTCCTATGCAAGCAAATAAAACTAGATACGGAACTGAAACTAATTACACATTACAAGGTGGTAAAGATTACAGAGAAACTATTTTTACACTTCCAGAAGATATTCCAACAAATGCATCACTTCGAAATAGAGGGGGACACTTTACAGATGAGATTGGTGACGTAAATAATATTTACCACATTAGATACGATACAAGGTTCACACCTGATGGTAAAAAAGTATTTATGATTAATGAAATACAATCTGATGTAAACCAGAGTATTGCTAAAAGTATGACTAAAGCTCAGCAATTATCAGGAGAGAAAAGACTTAACCCATTTAATGCAGATATAGAATTAAATTTACTTGTGAGTCAAAGAGGTAAGATGCTTAAAGATTTAGATGATGCTGTTGTAAACAATGAGTTTGGCAGAGTAAATGCAATTAGTGCATCTATGAAAGATATTAATACAAAATTAAAAAGATTAACTACTCAAAGAAATACTTACGGAGACAATAACAAAGATTACTTTCCAATGGTTGAATCAGATTCATATGGAGATCATGCAATTAAATATTTGATGCAGAAGGCTGCACGTGAAAATGTTGATTACGTAGCCGTTGCCCCGTTTGACAAAGTAAGTTTCAGGCAAGGGTATAAAGCGGGTAACGAGAGATTTTACGGTTACTCAAATGGAAAAGGTATTGGTAAAAAAGGAAAAGCTGTTCTACCAGATGTTATGTCTAAGAATGCACGGTTCTATGGATCAAAAGCAGGGCCAACAAAAATATCTTTATCAGATCCAACAAAACCCTATAAAAATGTCAGCACTGATAATTTTAAATACCCATCAGATCACCCACTAAAAGGAAAAGAGATCAAAAGCACTTACCACAGTAATTCTGGTATGAATCCAGAGAAGGGAACTAAAAATATTCCAGAAGGAGATCCACGCTTGTATTTTGATGCATATGCGATTAAAGTGGTGCCACTAATGAGAAATACACAAAAAACTTACAAGTCCAAAGGAGGACTTGTAGTGGATATGTTTAAACCAATAAGGTACAATTAATCATGGCAGTAGAAAAAGTAACATCAGAGACAGAAGAAGAAATTGTTGAACAACCAGATGGTTTACCAGTAGATGTAACTATTGAAGGTGAAGAAGAGGTAGTTGAAGAAAGACCTCAAGATGATTTTAACGCAAACCTTGCAGAAGGCATGGACGAAAGAACTCTTAAAGAAATGGGTTCTGATCTTATTGAAGAATATAAAAAAGATAAAACTTCTAGAAAAGAATGGGAAGACGCTTACATTAAAGGTTTAGATTTATTAGGAACTAAGTACCAGGAAGTAACTAAACCATTTAAAGGTGCTTCCGGTGTCACTCATCCATTATTAGCTGAATCAGTTACACAATTCCAAGCACAAGCTTATAAAGAACTTGTACCATCTGATGGCCCTGTAAGAACACAGGTTATAGGTGCACAAACACCGGCCACCGAAGCACAAGCCGATAGAGTTAAAGATTATATGAATTACCTGCTGATGGAGGAAATGGAAGATTATACAACTGACATGGATCAGATGTTATTTTATTTACCCCTATCAGGATCTACATTTAAGAAAATTTACTTTGATGCATTACAAGATAGACCTGTATCAAAATTTATACCTGCAGAAGATTTAGTCGTTCCATACTACGCATCTGATTTAAAAGATTGTGAAAGAATTACACATGTTATTAAAATGACTTCTAATGATGTGACAAAGAAAATGGCAGCAGGATTTTACAGAGACATTGATTTAATCGACAGCAGCACAGAACCAGATTCAGTTCAAAAAAAACTAAATGAACTAGAAGGTATTAAAGGTACCGGTTCAGATTATTTAAACACAATTCTTGAGATGCATGTCGATTTAAACTTAGATGAGTTTGAAGACTTTGATGACAAAGCTAAAAAAATTAAAATTCCATACATTGTAACTATTGACGAAGGTAGTGGAGAGGTTTTATCTATTTATAGAAACTACAAACCTAATGATATTACATACCAAAGAACAGAATATTTTGTTCATTATAAATTTTTACCAGGTCTAGGTTTTTATGGATTTGGTTTAACACACATGATTGGTGGATTATCACAAGCTGCAACACAATCATTAAGACAATTGATTGATGCAGGTACTTTAAAAAATTTACCAGCAGGATTTAAATCACGTGGTATTAGAGTTAGAGATGATGACCAACCAATTCAACCAGGAGAGTTTAGAGATGTAGATGCGCCTGGAGGAAATATTAGAGATCAGTTTTTTAATTTACCCTTTACAGAACCATCACCGACTTTATACAACTTAATGGGTTTTGTAGTTCAAGCAGGACAGAAATTTGCAGCGATTACAGATTCAAATATAGGGAATGATGCTCAAAATAGAGCAGTTGGTACTACAATGGCATTAATGGAAAGAGGATCACGTGTAATGAGTGGTGTTCACAAGCGTTGTTACTACGCAATGAGACTTGAATTTAAGATATTAGCAAGAATTTGTGGGGAATCACTACCACCAGAGTATCCATACGATGTCTACGGTGGCCCTAGACAGATTAAACAGGCAGATTTTGACAACAGAGTCGATATTTTACCTGTTGCAGACCCAAATATCATGTCGATGGCTCAAAGAGTGACACTTGCACAGGCACAATTACAAATTGCACAGTCAAATCCACAGATGCATAACTTACATGAAGCCTACAGACGTGTTTATGAAGCACTTGGTACAAAACAAATAGAGGCAATTCTTAAACAACCACCGAAACAACCCGAGCCTTTAGATCCTGCGAAAGAAAATGCACGTGCACTTCAAATGAAGTTGTTGACAGCCTTTGAATTTCAAGATCACGATGCACACTTAGCTGCACACATGGCATTTATGCAATCTAGAATGGTTCAAATTAATCCACAGGTGTATGCATTGCTACAATCACACATTTCAGATCACGTTTCATTTAAAGCTAAGGCACAAGTCAAAGCTATGATCATGGAAAATCCAGAAATGTCACAAATGGCTCAACAAGATCCGCAACAATTTGAAATAATGTTTGAAGCGGAGGTTGCAAAGGTTGCTGCACAGATTACTCAAGAGTTAGTTCAAAATGAACAAGCATCACAGAACAAAGAAGATCCATTAATTAAAATTAAACAACAAGAAATTGATTTAAGAGCTATGGATCTACAAAGAAAAGCTGAAGAAACAAAATTTAGAGCAGATCAAGAAAACCAAAGAGCTGCACAAAGACTTGAATTTGATTACGATAGATTATTACAACAAGACGAACAATCTGACGAACGTCTAGAAGTTGCGAGAGAAAAAATTGACTCAAAGAAGAAATAATTCATTAAGTGGAGGGGTTAAATATGGGCCACCGCCTAAAAGAGGACCAAACCCACAAGGATTAAAAGGAAAGAAGTTAAAAAGTGTCAAACAATACACCAAAAAACTCATACGAAAGTCTTCCAGTAGCATCTAAATTAATTTTTTTATCTGGAGTATTTGATGGAGAAGGAAGTTTTGGCATCTGGTCAAAAGGTGTAGGTAGAAAAAAAGAATTTGCTTGTACCATAGAGATGTCAGATCAAGACACACTACAAAGGTTTGCTAATATGTTTGGTGGTCAGTTACTTCTTTGTAAAAAACGTAAAGAATATCATAGACAAACCTGGAGATGGAGACAAAACGGCTACAGGGCTTTCCAAATAATAGATAAAATGATAGAATTCATGAGTATAAGAAGACAGGAGAAATACAATGTGGTTAAGCGCGATAAAATTAGCGGCCCAAGCAGGTACGCACATCTTCAAAAAACGTCAAGAGACGAAAATGTTGATGGCGGATGCACAAATGATGCACGCAAGAAAAATGGCTGAAGGCCAGGAAGCTTACCAGGGAAAACTTCTAGAGGCCCGACAATCGGACTGGAAGGACGAGGCAGTTTTGATAATTTTAAGTTTGCCCGTGTTGGTGCTGGCCTGGGCAGTCGTATCAGACGATCCAACAGCAATGGACAAAGTAAAATTATTTTTTGAGATGTTTTCGCAGCTCCCGGGATGGTTCACAAATTTGTGGATCCTTGTCGTGGCGAGTATCTATGGTATTAAGGGAACACAAATCTTCCGAGGAGGAAAAAAATAAATGACAAAATTATGTGCAAGAGGTAAATCAGCGGCTAAAAGAAAATTTAAAGTATATCCATCGGCCTATGCAAACGCATACGCTTCAAAAATATGTGCAGGTAAAATAAAAGATCCAAGTGGTACTAAAAGAAAAGACTGGGGACCTAAGAAAGCAAAAGTTGGAATGGCTGTTACTGCAGGCTCACAATCAGCAATGGGTAGATTAGAAAAATCTGGAATGACTAAAGCTAAAAAAGGTAAATTAATGATTATGATTGCAATTGGTAAACCTAAGAAAGCTAAAGAAGGTTTATCCGTTAGACCTTATGATCCAAGAGATAAAAAACAAAAAAAAATTACTGATAAACAAAACCCTATTTCTGAATACGATCCTAAAACTAAAAAATTAAAATATACTGCTGCTAACAAAGGCACAATAATGAAAGTTGCAAACAAATTAGAAAAAGCATCTAAGGCTCACGCAGGTCAAGCAAAAACTTTGAAGTCACTTAAATTATCTAGAGGTGGTGGCGCTGCAATTAGAGGAACAAATTTTCAAGGCGTATTCTAATGAACAAAAAAGGATCATGTTGGGAAGGCTATATCCAAAAAGGCATGAAGAAAAAAGGGAATCGTATGGTTCCAAATTGTGTGCCTGCTATGAGTACAGGCGGACTAACAAAATGGTTTAATGAAAAATGGGTAGATATTGGAGCAAAGAAAAAAGGTGGCAAGTTTCAAGAGTGTGGACGAAAATCTGCCAGTGGTTCAAAGCGGAAGTATCCGAAGTGCGTACCACTTGCAAAAGCCACAGCGATGACAAAGTCGCAAAAGGCCTCTGCTGTTGCCAGAAAGAGATCAGTAAGTAATGCAGGGCCAAAACCAGCTAACGTAAGGACATAAAATGTGGAAATGGATAAAAAACTTATTTAAACCGAAAAGAATATCTCCAGATATTACATCGGTAAAACCAAAGGTGGACTTAACAGGTCTTACAAAAGGTGATATAAAGAAATTAAAAGCACAAGGAAAAATATAATGGATAAAAACAAAAAACCAAAAGTAAAAGTAATAGCCGTAGGAAAAGCAAAAGATTACCCAGGTATTAAAAAAATTATTGAAATGAATAAAGAGGGTAAGAAAAGATTTTCAACAGGTGGTATGTGTAGAGGTGGAGGTGCTGCTGTTAAAGGGACTAAATTCGAAGGCATTTTTTAGTTTACAAAACTTATAAATAATATATAGATTCTTCATGAGTCTTCGATCAACATTATTACATGCATTAGAAGATAGATATAATGCTCAAATATCTGAAGCAGATGCTACTATTCAAATATATTTAGAAAAACCCGTAGCAATCGGAGAGCACCCGCAACACCTAGATGAATTAGATAAACTAGTTACAAAAATAGCAGAAGCCGAAGAAAAAATTAATGTGCTTCAACAATTTAAATTATGATTCAAGGGGACAGTGTAGAATACGATCTTTTAAAAAAATGGTGCGAGACATTACCATTTTTTGAAGAACCAAAATCAGTAACTTCATGTGAAATAGGTGTAAGAGAAGGTTTAGGCTCTCAAGTAATTATGTTGGGACTTAAAGCTAGAATACAAGATAAACCTTATGAACACATTGCAATAGATCCCTACAATAATATTAAATATCAACATTATGATGATACTCCAGAATATACCTGTGATTATACAGAAGATATGAAATCACAAATGATTAAAGATTTTGCATCTAACAGAAATTTTAGCTTTTATCACATGACCGATATCATGTTTATGAATCTTTTTAACAACGGAAAAAAGATATTTGATCTAGTTCATTTTGATGGGCCTCATATGACAAAAGATGTTGTGAGAGAAGCTGTGTGGTTTGCTGATAGATCAAGAAAAGGCACGAGGTTTATATTTGATGACTATAAAAAATATGGTATGGAATCAATTGCTAAAACATTATCTTACTGGGATTTTAAAACATTTGAATCTGGTGAAAACAAAATTTGTTTACAAAGAGTATAATGGACATAGATACAATTTCATTAGTACAGAGAAAAGTAAAAAAGAATCTTCAACGACTTCGAGATCACGCTATATATGGTGTTGACACCATGGAGAAACTACAATATGTTAGGGGTCAAATCAGATCTTTAGAAGATCTGCAACAGGATCTTAAAGACCTGCTGACAACAACGGAGTATGAAGATGAACAAGTCCACGGAGACACCGAAACGGACTGAGGCACTTCTCGATGCCTACAAGGCTAAAGATGAAGTAGAAACAGTCCTGGATCCTAAAGCGATCGACAAATCAACATTAGATAAATTACCAACACCAACTGGATATAGAATTTTAGTCTTGCCTTATGCAGGGCCTAAAAAAACTAAAGGTGGTCTTTGGTTATCTGATACAACACAAGAAACAATACAAATGACTACAGTGTGTGGTCTAGTATTAAAAATGGGAGATCTTTGTTATATTGATAAAGAAAAATTTCCTAAAGGGCCTTGGTGTAAACTAAATGAATGGATTATTTTTAGTAGGTACGCGGGTTCAAGATTCAAAATAGACGGAGGAGAAGTAAGAGTATTAAATGATGATGAAGTCATTTCTAAAATAAACAACCCCAACGATATTTTGCACCATTATTAAGGAGGACTAAATGGCAGAAGAAATAAAAACAAATGAAGTTGAAATTGACACAGATGGTGTCAATGATCAAACAATAGAAGTTGAAACACCAAAAGATGTTGACGAAGCTTTTCAAAAAAAAGAAGAAGTTGATCTTGGTTATACTGATGTAACTGGTGATAAAACTGCTAAAGAGCTTTTAAAAGAAGCTAAAGAAGAAGAGAAAAAAGAAGAATCTAAATTTGAACAAAAAGAAGAAGAGGAAGACACAGGTCTTCAAGACTATTCTGAAAAAGTTCAAAAAAGAATAAAAAGATTAACTTTTCAAGCTAAAGAAGCAGAACGTAGAGAACGTGCTGCAATTGAATATGCTAAAGGTTTAAAAAGTCAGTACGAAAATTCTGAAAAGAAATTTCAAGAAACTGATACTAATTACCTTAAAGAATACAATGCTAGAATTGATTCAGAAAGAGACAAAGCTAAGTCTGAGTTAAAAGTCGCATTAGATTCACAAGACGCAGAACAAATTATGGAAGCTCAGGACAAGCTGACAAAATTAGCTGTTGAAAAGGAAAAAGTTTCTATGACTCTTGCAGATAAAGAGTCTAAGAATAAAGAAGTAGAATCACAACCTGCTGAACAAGCTCGAGAACAAGCTCCAGCACCACAAATTAGCACAAGGGCTCAAGAATGGGCTACTGATAATGAATGGTTTGGATCTGACAGAGTATTAACTTCTGCTGCTATGGGAATACATGAAGACCTGTTGCAGGAGGGAATTGACGCGGAGACTGATGCCTATTATAATCAAATCAACAAACGTATGAAGGAGTATTTCCCTCAGAAATTTGCCGAATCTTCTACTGAAGAAAAAACAAAAGCTGCACCCGTCCAAAACGTAGCTTCTGTTAGCAGAAGATCAGGTGGACGCAAGTCTGTGAAACTCACCAAATCGCAGGTAGTTATCGCTAAGAAATTAGGGGTGCCACTAGAGGAATACGCAAAATACGTGAAGGAAGGAGCCTAACATGGAAAATAAAATAAAAACTTCACGCGAGTCTGAATCTAGAACTAAACTTTCTAGAAAGAAAGATTGGACTCCACCATCCAGTTTGGATGCGCCAGCTGCACCGCAAGGTTACGCACACAGATGGATAAGAACTTCTACTAACGGTTTTGAAGATCCAGGTAATGTATCTAAAAAATTAAGAGAAGGATGGGAATTTGTTAAAGCCGAAACCATTATAAGTGAGATCGGTGAACATGATTTTCCAGTTATTCACGAGGGTAAACATGCTGGTCTAATCGGAATTGGTGGCCTTGTGTTGGCAAGGATACCGGAGGAGATATTGAAAAGTCGTGCTGAGTATTTTAAAAAAATTACTCAAGACAGAACAGACGCGATAGATCGAGATCTTATGAAGGAGCAACACCCGGACATGCCGATCAATATTGATAGGCAGTCTAGAGTTACCTTTGGTGGTAGTCGTAAAAAATAATTTTTTTGCATTACCTACCGTAGTTAGCTTGGATAATATAAACATAATAGGAGAAAACAACTATGGCAAACGTAAGTGAAAAGTTCGGTCTAAGACCGTACAGAAAACTAGACGGTACACCATTAGTGGGTGCTCAAAACAGATACACGATTGCTAGTAACTACGGAACTGCAATTTACCAAGGTGACCTGGTTCAACCAGTAACTGGCGGTAACATTGAAGTACATGCTGCTAACACATCAGAAGCTGTTGTGGGCGTTTTTAACGGATGTTTTTATACAGATCCAACTACTCAAAAGCCAACTTACTCGAACTACTATCCTGGTTCAATCGTAGCAAGCGACATTACAGCGTTTGTTGTTGACGATCCAGATGCAGTATTTCTTGTAGACGCAGATGCGACTTTTGCTAGAGCGGATTTGTTTCAGAACTATTCTGTTACAAACACTACAGGTGTAACACAGACAGGAATATCAAAAGCACAACTAGATGTATCAGTTTCAGGTACAGCGACTACTTTCGCAATACAAGCGATCGACATTTCGCAAGACCCTGACAACTCAGACACTGGTTCTGCCAATGCTAATATTATTCGGCCTGGAATATAGTAGATATGAAAATCAGCATGCTGAAATTTTTTCTACTGAAACATCTGACAGAGCTTTCGAAGAGGAAGTAATGTTAAGCGGTTTCGCTTCTGCACCAACTAAACAAGAAGGTGCTGGAGTAGTGTTTGATCAAGCAGGTGAAACTTTCACAGCAAGATACAATCACGAAACAATCGCGTTAGCATTCTCAATCACTGAGGAAGCAATCGAAGATAACCTATACGATAGACTTGCGGGCAGATACACAAGAGCTCTTGCAAGATCTATGGCAAACACGAAGCAAACTAAAGCTGCAAATGTTTTAAACAATGCGCAAGTAGCTGCAGTAACTGGTGGAGACGGAGTATCATTAATTAATGCTTCACACCCATTAGCTACAGGCGGAACTTTCTCAAATGTTTTAGCAGTAGCTGCAGACCTTAATGAAACTTCGTTAGAGCAGTCATTAATTGACATTGCTGGCTTTGTCGATGAAAGAGGCTTAAAAATTGCTTCTTCTGGTAGAAAAATGATAATTCCAAAAGAATTACAATTTACTGCTGAAAGAATCATGAAGTCGCCAATGAGAGTTGGAACTGCCGACAATGACATCAACGCAATTAACAACATGGGAATGGTACCAGAAGGTTATTCAGTTAATAACTTTTTAACTGATACTGATTCATTCTTCTTTTTAAAGCTAGAGAAAGATACTCTTTTGGATTTTCTGATCCAAGATGTGTTTTTGGTAACGGAAATTTACCAACTAGTTAATAGATACTAACAGTATATTAAAAGGGGCTTTCGAGCCCCTTTTTTTTTGTGTATAATAAAAACACCTAGAATTAATAATTATTTTGTAGACTGGCTAGGCAGACGGTATAGAGACTACAAAATTTAATGCTATACAAAGGAGAATATTATGGCAAATACTACATTTGACGGACCAGTCAGATCAAAAAATGGTTTTATTAACTTAGGGCCTAATGCGGTAGTCGCAAACACTTTAGCAACTGACATGACAGTAGCTGCTAATGCTGGAAGACTAATGCTTATGGATCCAGCTGGAACACCAACTGCAATCACAATACCAGCGATTAATGCTACTGCTGATTCTGCTGTTGCAGGACCTGGAAGTGATCCAAATAATGCAAACACAATCGGTACAACTTTTGAAATTCTTTTTACAGATGATTTCACTGGTACAATTCAAACAGCAAACACTGATGATAAATTTATTGGTATGATTACTGCGGGTATTACTGCTTCTACAGCAGGTAAACAATGGGTTCCTGCGGCTACTAACAATGAAATTAATTTGAATGGTGAAGCTGGAGCAGCTGTTGCTACGACAGGTGGTTTAAAAGGAACTTATCTTAAGTTTACTGCAGTTGCAGCAAACTTGTATTTAGTACAAGGTTTGACTAACGCAACAGGTACACTTACAACACCTTTTGACGATCAATAATAAATAATTAGTGGCTCTCTTCGGAGAGCCACAAACTAGGAGATTAACATGGCGATTAAAGCTGACATACAAGCAACAAGAGTAGCAGGAACTGCAACATCAACAGTAGTAATTGCTAATCCTGTGAGACTTAAAGGTATTATTGTAGCTAATAGTGGTGGTGGTGCAGGTTTAGTAAATTTAAATACATCTGCTTCTTCAGGTGGAACTAATCTTTTAACAGTAGACGTTCCAAACGGAGATGTAGTAAACTTTTCATTACCTGAAGATGGTATTTTATTTCCAGCAGGTGTTTACTTATCTACTGCAACAAATGTTACTGCGGTTACATTGTTTACTGATAAATTTTCAGGACCAAACTTAACAGGACAGAACGGATAATTTATGTCAGGTGGAGGAAGTTTTTCATCAGATCAGGGTAATGCCCATGCTACAGCTACTGCTCAATTAGTTCCAACAGGAAGAAGAGCAAGAGTTACTTCTATTCAAGGAGAAGGTGTTGCATCAGCATTATTAGTTTTTAGAAGTGGCGGAGCATCAGGAGATACAATAGCTACTTACGGATTTGGAACAGAGGGTTTAGATCTTTATATTCCAGGTTCAGGTATTTTATTTCAAGAAGGTGTTCACGTCACAGTAACTAACTGTCCAAACATTTCAATTACGTTTACGTAAAATGAGTAAATTAAAATTAACATATGCAGGCGGTAAATACGCAGGTAAGAAAATTGTTGATAAAAGCTTACAACATTAGAGCAGGAGCTAGAAATGATAAGATGGTTCCTATCAAAAAACAATCACAAAAAGGTAGTGCTTTTCAAACACATAACGTAAAAACACCTGGAGCAAATTCTGCTAGAGGTATGGGTTTATCAAGATACGGAAGTGAAGGTTCTGCAGCATCATGGAGAGCTGATATGGATAGGTTCCAAGAAATACCAATGTCTACTTTCCTAAAAAAGAAAAAAGCACTTGGTGGTATGTTAAAATTAAAAAGAGGCGGAGATAATATGCCTGCTAGAAACAAGAAAAATTTTAGATCTACTAAAAGTGGTGCAGGTATGACTGCTGCAGGTGTTGCAGCATATAGAAGAAAAAACCCTGGAAGTAAACTTAGCACTGCTGTTACAGAAGATAATCCAGGAAAGAAAAGAGCAGCACGTAGAAAATCATACTGTGCAAGAAGTGCTGGACAAATGAAAAAGTTTCCAAAAGCGGCTAAAGACCCTAATTCAAGATTAAGACAAGCAAGAAGAAGATGGAAATGTTAACTTATGGCGTACTTGAATGCTGATATACCACCTATATACTGCAAGATAAGGAAGGAGTATTTATATGATCTTAAAAAACATAATGGCGAAAGCGAAGACTGTTGCATCTTCGGTATTACATCTATTACCGACCGTGCTATCTTATTTAACATCATGTTACCAAATGGCGCGTGTTTTTGGCGTTTGCCTATCTCAGCGTTTTTCCAAGAACGTTATGATAGAGCCAAAGTGCCTGATATGCCAATCGACCAGCTTCAACTGTGGAATTGCTTTAGCTATTATCCTAGTGTTCATTGCTTTAGTTTTTTAAGAGGTAAACGAGGAAAGTATTATGGAAAAGATAAAAAAAATTATCCGTTCGAATATTTATTTACCATTGATTGGGGCCATCCAGAAGGAAACATTTTGGATACGGAACATTCTGAAATACCCGCTGAACATAAGTGTGCGCATATATTGGCTCTTGATGACGGCAATTATGCAGCTCAGCCTAATAACCGTATTTTGTGGGATGCTCCTAACTACACTGTTGGTGACGATGTTCCAGACTATTCGGTACAAACTACAAAATGGAATGTTGAAAACAAAGACTGGCTTACAGAAGATAGTGAAAAAATGTTTTACGAGGTAAAAGAAAAAGATGAAAAAAGAACATATGAGTCTTATAAGGATTATGCACTTGATATGTCTTTTGAAAATGATGTTAAAAAATGATTGATAAAATAATTTATAAAATATTAGGCTATCTAGATAATTTGATACAGAAAATAGCTGATATAGTTACAGATAAAAAAAAGAAAAAGTAAAATAATGAACTTAGCAGATTTATTAAAGAAAAATATTGTAATGGTACCTGTGGTAGCTTCAGTGCTAGTCGGTACATTTACTGGTGTTAGATATATTGTTAATCTTACAGACACTATCAATTCAAATCAACAAGACATAATAAATCTTACAAGAGATTTAAATACAGCCCAAGAAAAAATTACAGATCAAAACACCAGACTAACTTCTGCAGAATCTACGTGGCAGATGGCAGAAAATTTATACAGACAACTAGCAGATCAAGTTAGAGAACACAGTTATGATATTAAGGATTTAAATAGGTAATGTATGGAGAGTCTCAGGATGGATTACAGATTTACTGCAATACTAATTATAATGATAACTCTACTAGCTTTGTTTGGTGGACCTGCACATTCTAAAAATGAACAAAGAGATACTGATTATAATTACAGTGATAATAGTACAAACGAACAACAATATTTAAGATTTACTTACAGAAAATATTTAGGCACAGACTGTAAGACACAAAAAGAAAATGCAAATTTAAAACAACAATTAGAATTAATGAAGATGTGTGGTAGAGTTAATGCTAATCCTAGTCTTGCACAAAATGAAAACTTTGCTTTATTGGTATCAAAATGTAGTGGTGTAACTCCTGCAGTTGATAGAGGTAGACCAGAGAATTCTAAAAGTGCCTGGGATGATATGAAAGATAACTACAAAAAAGAAAACCCAGAAATCAATTTAATGGGAGATAAGTTCATAAAATCAAAGAAGAGTAAGTTGAAAATACCACCAAAAGACTTTATACTACCATTACCAAAACCTAAAATAAATGAGCAATAAACCATTACATATCGGAGAAGAAGCAGCTGTGCAAATGCCTATGAAGACGGTAGTTTCATTAATAATTATCGTAGCACTTGGCACCATGGGTTACTTTCAGATTGTAGAACGTCTAAATATAGCTGACACTAGACTTCAGTTAATGGAGAAAGATTTAACAGAGAACACAGACTTTAGAATAAAATGGCCACGTGGACAATTAGGTTCATTGCCCGCTGATTCTGAGCAGTACATGTTAATAGAAGATCTATATAAACAGGTAGAAAAACTACAACAAAATATTGAAATGAATATGAGTAATAAATTAAAAATAGAATTTATGGAAGGTCAGATTAATAAATTATTAGTAGATGTAGAAGAATTAAAAGATGCCAACAGAGAGATAGTATATAAAAATGGAACGAGTAACTAGAAAAATTATACAATACATGGAAGACATGGAAAAGAAAGCTAAACAAATGAGCTTTATAAAAAATTTAAAAAAGGAAGTTGAAACTGGCAAAAATGGTACACAAAAATATGTTATCAAGCAAGGAACCAACAAAGGTAAAATATTATGATAGAGTCTGTGGTAGCTTTGCTTATGTTTGTTAATGGAAGTATTAATGAGGCACGTATTCAAGAATCGATGGCTATGTGTTTACGTGGTAAGCGTCAGGCGGAAAGACAATATTCAGAAAGTGTATCTTATAAATGTTATACTGGTTCTGCAGAACTTGAGACAAATATAGATGGATCTTTCTCTATAAAAAAGTTAATATTAGAATAGGAGTTTTTATGAATCTAAGTCGTAATTTTACACTTCAAGAATTAATTAAATCAGATACAGCAATACGTAAGGGAATTGATAATAATCCTAATTCTGATCAAGTAGAAAAATTAAAAGCACTATGTGAAAATGTATTACAACCAGTCCGTGATCATTTTGGTAGAGTCAAGGTGACCAGTGGGTTTCGTTCACCTGAGTTATGTGTTGCTATAGGATCAAGTTTGACCAGTCAGCACTCAAAAGCTGAGGCTTGTGATTTTGAAGTTTTAGGAGTAGACAATGCAGAAGTTGCTGATTGGGTAAAAATGAACTGTGGGACAGATCAATTGATCCTCGAATACTACACGCCTGGCGAACCTAACAGCGGATGGATACATGCAAGTTGGGTGCCTTTTCAACCAAGAGGTCAATACATGAGAGCATACAGAGACCAAGATTCTAAAAAAACAAAATATTTACCAATTATAGGAAAAGCGGTAGATTTAGTTTAAAAAATAAAATGATAACTCAAATTGTTGATAATTTTTTAACTGATGAAGAGTGTAATTATTTAATTAATTTTTATAAAAATAATGAACATTATGCAAAGACTTTCCGTGATGTTTTTCCTCTACCTCTTGATCAACAAGATGATCGTTTAAATTTTTTAAAAAATAAACTTAACAATCAAGCTCTTAGTATTAATAATTCAAAGATTGATTGGTATGAAATAGTAAAATGGCCAAAAGGAAGTTATCAAGATCTTCATCTTGATACTGCAAGTAGTAAAACAAGTTTATCTTCTATTACATATTTAAATGATAATTATGAAGGTGGTAATACTTACTATGAAAATGATTTAATATTTAAGCCTTTAAAAAAAAGGTCTATATTCTTTGATGGTAATTACTATAAGCATGGTGTAAAAAAAGTTATCTCTAACACTAGATTTGTTATTGCTGGATGGTATAAAATAAATAATTAAATATTATGGCTATTACAAGAGGAAAAATATACGAAAGAAATCCAAACACAGGAGTTATTCGTTGGAGATATGTTGGCGAAAGTCCTAGTAAGTTTGGGTGGCCTAAGTATGGACGAATTTTAAATAAAATACCAAAAACTAAAGATAAACCAATAATAGGAAAGGCTAGGGATTTAATATAATGGCAATATCACGTGGGCAGATATCAAAACAAGTTGAAGGTAAACT